TAGTTAAGACTTATTCTACTGCTGGAGGCGTTAAAAAGGAATATAAGTAGATAATAATCTCGACAAAATAAAAGTAAAGAGAAAAATTTTTTAACAAGACTATATTTATAGGATATAAACAACAAAAAAAAACAAAAAAAATTAAAATAACATGGCTGATTTATTAATGAAAATGCCGATACCTTACGAACCGAAACGCCAGAACCGTTTCATTTTAAGGTTTCCGTCAAGTTTGGGTATCAACGAATGGTTTGTTGAAAGCGCATCAAGACCGTCTATAAAGATTGGGTCAACTGAAATACAATTTCTAAACACATCTACATTCGTAGCAGGTAGATTTAACTGGGACCCTATTAGTGTTAAGTTTCGTGACCCAATTGGACCGTCAGCGGCTCAAGCTCTTATGGAGTGGGTTCGTTTACACGCTGAATCAGTGACAGGTCGTATGGGTTATGCTGCGGGATACAAAAAAGATATCGACCTTGAAATGTTGGACCCTACAGGAGTTGTTGTTGAGAAATGGATTCTTTATGGAACTTTCTTAACTGATGTAAACTTCGGAGCGTTATCTTATAGTCAAGATGCGTTAGCGGATATCACAGCTTCTTTAAGAATGGATAGATGTGTGTTAGTATACTAATACTATTTACATAAAATTACACTCACTTATATTTAACCGTAAAGCTAATAAACTTTACGGTTATTTTTTTATATGGAAAATCAAACAAGAGACTTCGGTCAAGACAATTTCACACTACCACACGATGTGGTACAATTACCTTCACAAGGTATTTTTTATAAAAACAAAAAGAAATCAATTAAGGTTGGTTATCTTACCGCATCAGATGAAAACATTTTGATGGGTGGTGCCGCTGATTTAACAATGACTTTATTGAGAGCAAAAATCTATGAACCAGATGTTAAGGTTGAAGATTTAATTGAGGGTGATGTTGAAGCAATTCTAATCTTTTTAAGAAATACTGGATTTGGTCCTGAAATGGTATTAAATGTTACAGACCCTGCAACTAAAAAACCATTTAAAAGTACGGTATTGTTAGACCAACTAACTATTATTAATGGACAACAACCAAGTGAAGATGGTTCATTTACTATTTTATTACCAAAATCGCAATCATCAATTAAATTAAAACCATTAAGTTATGGTGAAATTATGGAGATTAGTAAAATGGCTGAGACATATCCACAAGGAAGGGTTGTTCCAAGAATTACGTGGAGAATGCAAAAAGAAATCATTGAAGTTGATGGTTCAACTGACAAAGCTATGATTGCAAAATTTGTTGAGTCAATGCCAATCTCTGACTCAAAATTCGTAAGAAACTTTATGAATGAAAATGAACCAAGATTGGATATGACCAAAACAATTACGGCCCCGTCAGGAGAAAAACTAACAGTGAATGTTGGGTTTGGGGCAGACTTTTTTCGCCCTTTCTTCTGATTATAGGAAAGTACAGATAGATGAATTTTACTATCTGACAACACTAATGAAAATTTCTTATCAAGATTTTGAACGGATGCCGTTATTTGTGAGAAGATATTTGTTGGATAAATGGATTGAAGACAATAAGAAGGACTAAAAAATTAGTCCTTCTTCTATTTATATAGAAACTAAATAATTGTAATGGCAGAAACTCCTAAAGAAAATCCTATAAATTCGTACGAAGAACTCAAAAAAACATTTGAAAGTTTAGGTTCTCCTGTTGGTAAAATATTAGATGCGATTGACGGCATGGCTAAAGCGGCTGATGCTATTAATAATTCATTTATTGCTGGTAGGACAAGACTTGATGAAATGAATGATGCTGCGGCTAGGTCTGCTGCGGGTATTATTCGTTTAGGTGGAAGTATTGCAGATGTTTCCACTACTATAGTAGGAATTGCTGAAGGGTCAAAAAGACAATTTATTGCAACTGAAGACCAAGTTAGTAAACTTTATGCAGCAACTGAAATTTTAGGTGGTACTAGTGCGGGTTTAGTTAATACTTTTGGTGAAGTTGGTATTGAAATATCTCAAATTGGTAAATCTTTAGAAGATTCTATTGAATACATTCAAAGTGTTGGTTTAAATGCCAAAAGTGTCATGCAAGATGTGACTAACAGTATGTCACAAATGAACCGATTCCAATTTGATGGAGGTGTTCAAGGATTAACAAAAATGGCTGCTCAAGCCTCAATGTTAAGATTTGACATGAAGGAAACTTTTCAGTTTGCGGAAAAAGTTTTAACTCCCGATGGTGCAATTGAGACCGCGGCAGGAATACAAAGATTGGGAATTTCAATTGGAAATTTGGCGGACCCATTTGCCTTAATGAATGCGTCCATTAATGACCCATCAGGTTTACAAGACAGTTTAATTAAAGCAACAAAACAATTTACTGAGTTTGACGAAAAAACAAAAACTTTTAAAATAAATCCTCAAGGTATGTTAACCTTAAGAGAACTTGCTAAAGAAACTAATACAAGTTTTGAAAATTTATCAAAATCAGCATTGGCTGCTGCGGACTTAGATAAAAGAGTATCTAAAATTAACCCAACACTTACATTTGATTCACCTGAAGACAAACAATTTATTGCCAACATGGCAACAATGACTAAGGAAGGTGATTACGTTGTTCAGTTAAAAAATGATGAAACAGGTATTGTTGAAACCAAAAAATTGGGTGAGTTAACTCAAGATGAACTTGCAAAATTAAGAGAACAACAAGAAAAGGCACCTAAGACTTTGGAAGACATTCAAAAGAGTCAATTAAATGCTTTATTGGATATTAAATATGCGATTGAAGGTAATATTGCAAAAGGTACCTATGGTCTCGCAGGTTCTTCGGTTGTTAGAGGTACTATAGCGGGAGCTGAAAGAATTTCAAGAGCTGTCACTAGTTCAGTTGATACTGCGGTACCTGAAAGTGTTGCAATAACTGAAAAAGTTAATGAGGCGATTGAAAAAATGAGTGCGTTATTTATTGAAAAAGATTCAAATAAAATAAGTTCTGACGACTTTGCAAAAAAATTATCCTCACTTCAGAATACTATTTTAAAAGATGCTAATAGTTTAGGAGAAAAAGGTAAGGAAGCATTTAAAGATATCCTTGAAGACTCAAGTAAAAAAGTTACAGGAAGTAGTGCTATTGAAAAAGAATTTAGAAGTTTAACTCAAGAACTTTTAGCATCGGTAGGTCGACCAGTAAAGGCGACTGAACAGATTAAAGCAAGGGATGAAGAACAAAAATCATTATCATATGCAGATATTATTGGTAGGAGAAATCAAAATCTTACTGATAAAACAGGTACATCATCAAATAGTGGTACATCAACAAATAAAGTTGATGTTGGAGGCACTATAACATTTAAATTTGATTTACCTGCAGGTACAACACTAAACCAACAACAATTAAATGCCGTGTTTAATAGTGAAGAGTTTAAACAATATATCGCCAACCTTGCAAAACAAAATTCTTCAGAAAAGAAAGGGTCTGGTGCTCCATACTATGGACGATAATAAAACATTAATTTGAAGAAAAAAATACAAATTAACCTATTTATTAAGAAACGTATAGATGGGTAGTCCTTTAGATTATATAAGTACCGAGGGTTTTAGGAAAAAACTTATGACTCGTAATTTAGTGCCTTACGCTAAATCACCTAGTCCTGCCACTCCGCCAATAACTTTTGAGGTGGTACAACGAGATATTTCGGTTATTGATAGTCCTGATAACTTAATCGATACTACATTTTTTGCCGACAAACAATATCCGCTCAATAGGTGGGGTAATGATGGTGGTTATGAATTTGCACCTGACCTTACAGGTAATTTAAATACTACATCTAACCAAGGTGAATATGGACCTGGTCAACAGGATGCTTATATTGTGAACACAGGATTTGCGGCAACTCAAAAATGGAGACCATTAAATGCTTATTCAAGCCCAAACAACTTTGATGCTGGTGAAGCGGTTACTAGTTTAGAAACCGTTAGACCCGACCAAGATAGATTACCAAACGGTCAACCTTACTTTACATTTGTACCTTCATCGTATAGACCTGTTTCAATCTTGTTAAACCCCGACCCACAGGGCAGTGATGGTTTATTAAGTGATGACTCCTTTATAGCTCGATTGGGGGCAAAAACTTTAAAGAAAGAGTTCCAAGACCGTATTGGTAGAGAGTTATTAAGACAAACTCTTGGTCGTGCCAACATATTAAATGTTAATAGTGGTACAAACCTTGTTAATATTTTAACAGGTCGAGTTCCTTTAATTGAACCAAATTATAACATTACGGTACCGTCAAATCCATTGGGTGCTGCTGCCGACTTTGCTCTTAGATTAGGGGGAAGTACTTTACCATTCTCACCTATACCAGGTTCTTACTTTGACCAAAGTATTAACCCACCACAACCAACGACTATTCAACAATCTTTGTTGGCTAACCCTATCGCGGCTGGTGGAAATTTTATTAGTAATTTATTAGGTGCTAATAAAACAGGTACACAAATATTCTACAACAATACAGGACAAGGTCAAAAATCTATATTGTGGAAGAATATTAATTTTAATAAATATAAACCAAACTACGATAGAACTTTATTAGATAGATTGGGTGGTGCAATTGTTGGTACTAACACAAATAACTCTAACTTTTATGTTGGTAGTACATCTTCAGACCCATCAAGAGTATTTTCACCATCAGGTTCTTTACCAAATGATGCGTTTGGTAATGAACAACAAGACCCAGTTTATGGACCATCTGAGTTAGCTCAGTTATATGAAGGACCAAGTCAAGAAATTCGTTTGGGGGCTAACGGTCCGACTTATAGTAATGGTGGTGGTATTGAAGGTGGATTCACATGGGTATCCCCAAAGTACAAAGGTAATGCAGGTAAAAAGGTGGGTATTGGCGGAGCAGTATATGACCAAGACCAAGACTTTAAACCATCATCTTATAACTCAACAGAGTCCACAGAAAGAACTTTTAGAGAAGGTTCTATACTTGATAAGACACAAAGAATTATTGATAGCCAACCACAAGGTGGTAAAAGATTACAACACGTTGGTAATGCAATGGACCAAGTCAGTAAAGTATTCAATGATGGATACAAAGAAATGACAAAAGGTTCAAGAGTATTAACTTACGTTGGGGCGATTGGACAAGAAGTTGGAACTGAGTATTGTAGAGTATTCGCCAAAGATATTCCATACTTACAATATAATGACCTTCAAAAAACTGATGGTATTACAACTGAAGGTAGAAGATTTTCATATTCTGTTTTAGATAAGACATATAACCTTAACATTGCACCAAACAAACAAGAGGGTGGACAAGATTCATCTAACATTATTGGTACAATGAATAATGCTTATGCCAAGAAATATATGTTCTCATTGGAGAACTTGGCGTGGGCAACATCAAACTCACCAGGTCTTGCGGTTTCTGATTTGGCGGTATGTGAAAGAGGTCCTAATGGTGGTAGAGTTATGTGGTTCCCACCTTATAACTTAACATTTAATGAATCAGTTCAAGCGAACTGGACCCCAAATGATTTTATTGGTAGACCTGAACCAATCTATACTTACAAAAATACAAGTAGAACGGGTAGTTTAACATGGGATATTGTTGTTGACCATCCGTCAATATTAAATGTTATTGTTAACAAGGTTTTGGCAAACGAAACAAACAAAACAAGAGTTGATAGTATATTGGATTCATTCTTTGCAGGATGTAGAAAATATGATTTATATGAATTGGCCAAAAAATATTATACTATAAATCCAAACGATTTGTTTCAAATCCAACAAGCTATTACATCTAAAGAAATTACAAGAGAACAGATGCAATTTGCTGTTAGTACAGTAACCGTAAAATCCCAAGTATCGGAAGGAAATGGTTCGGGAGATGGAAGTGGTGGTGCAAACAGTTCAAGTACTCCGGCTCTTGGTAGTGCGGCATATTTTATGGAAAAATATGCCCAAATTGGTTTTTACTTTTCAAACGATTATCCAAAACCCAAAACATCTCCAAACTATACTGAAATGTATGACGAATATATTGGTGAAAAACCAACATATTCAAGTAAATCAAATGGTGCTCAGTTAACTCAGGCGTTTGATACTATGGTCACACCAAACTATGTGATTGCACAACAAATGGCTATTGATATTGCAGAGCAAATAAAAAATAGTGAAAGCGGTAGTGTGACACTTATTGTGGATTCAAGTTGTTCTGCCCCACAGACAAAGGCTTATAACCTATCATTATCTACCCGAAGAATTGATTCTGTAATTAAATTTTTTACAGAAAATCCTGCAACCAAAGATTATGTAAAACAACAAAAATTAATAGTTAAAAAGGGTAGAGGATTTGGTGAAACCGTTACTTCTGCACCATTAGTATCAAAAACAACTCAACCACCATATGCTTTACCATTCTCATCAAACCCTTCTGTAAATTGTACTGATAATGACGGACAAACGGTTGGTGGTGATACTCAAGCAATATCTAAAGAAATATATACAACAAGGGCCATGTCGTGTAGAAGAGCATATATTTCAAAGATTGAATCAACTCTAAAGGCCCCACAACCTGCGCCACCTAACAACATAACAAATCCAACAGAACAAACAAGTGTAACAGTAACAGGTAGAATTGTAACAACAACAGAAACTCAAACAACTGTTAATGATGTTACGGTACCAAGAGATAACATTAGTAAAAGAGTGTTAAGGGCGTTATTGTCTGAGTGTGATTATTTTGAGGTTATTAAGGAAGAAACTCCTATGGTTTTTGATAATCTTAAAGATAAGTTAAAATTCTTTGAACCCGCATTCCACTCAATGACACCTGAGGGACTTAATACAAGGTTAACATTTTTACAACAATGTATGAGACCTGGTGATACAATACCCGTAGTTAAATCTATTGGGGGTAGAGATGTGTTGGAATATAACAATGCCACAAATACTGCGTTTGGTGCGCCACCAGTATTGATTTTAAGAGTTGGAGATTTCTTTAATACTAAAATCATTCCAACAAGTTTGGCAATTACTTATGAAGGATTGGATATTAACCCTGAGGGTATTGGTGTCCAACCTATGATTGCAAAGGTAACAATGGCATTTAACTTTGTTGGGGGTAGTGGATTAAAAGAATCTGTCGACAAATTACAAAATGCGTTAACATTTAATTACTATGCAAATACTGAAATTTATGATGATAGGGCTGACCCAACAGATTCAAGTTATAAAGTAATTGACAAAGATTTCTTACAGTTTGCAGCAATAAATAATGTTAGTCCTCCAACAATTAACGATGCTCAACCTAATAACGGCTTAAGTAATGAATCGACTATTGGAACAATATTAACTAATACTAGCAGTTTAAGCGCTCAAACAGGTACCCTTAGTTATCAAACATTTATGGATAAGTTTGTTGCGGAAACACAAAATTATTTTACAAATGTTGTAAATAAAAATAAAGAAACTGTAAACCAATATAATAACGCATTACGTCAACAATGGATGTTAGAAAGAAATTATCAACAAGGTAAATTCTTATTGACCGAAGATAGTGAGACAATTTTATTTGGTAAACCTTATAATCTTGAAAAAAGAATTGATACTGTTTTTGAAGATTTGATATCTGATATTAAAAATGATGATGATGAATTTATCAAATTCATTAAAGAAGATTCGTTTAATTTTACAAATAAAACGATTAGACAAGTTAAAGAAAATTTCACTAATTTTGTTAAAAATAAGAAAGGTACATATCAAAATGCGGTAACAACTATTACTCAAAGTATGGTTAATACTCAACAAACTTATGTTGCTTACATTGCAAGGGCAAATACCATCACATATTATGTACCATCATTTTCGGGAACAGGTACAGATGGTTCACAAGATAAAATTGGTAATGTTAAATCATTTGTCACAATACCAACAACAAGTATTGACACAAGTTCAAAAAATGCGTCAAACACATTAGAAGAATTAAGTAATGATATTGTAACTATTAAAAGTGCTATAACAGCATTTAATGTGGTTACAATGTCCGCATATACTTTTAGCTATAATACTAACACATATAGTGGTATTTTAGTATTTGAACCTAATTATAGATTACCGCAAAATCAAAAAGTTTTTGTTCCATTCAATCAATCACCAATTTTTGAAATTGACTCATTTAGAAGAGAATATATGTTACTTTCTGACGATGTTGTTGATTCAAAAAAATATGAAACATTTAAAAATGCAATGATTGGTAATATAATTAATAATGTGGGATTACTTGGTACTGCGGAAAAAGGACCTATATTAACTGAGGCGTTTGATGAGTATTGGGATAGAAGGGCAAAAGGTTTATTTGAAAGTGAAAATACTATTACTAAAGAATTTATTAACAGTATTGAAAAAGAAAGATTACAAGACTTCTTGAAGTTCACACCATTCCCAACTAAGAAAAGATTATTTACCTATACTACTGAAAACGCAGGAACAAACCCTCAAAAGACTTTGATTAAAGGATTGGGGGCAACTGAAAACTATAACACAAATAATAAAACGTGGAATGATGAAATATCTGGCGACGTATACGTATCAAAAGTAAAATTTAACTAATGGCATATCAATATTACAATAGATACAGTGACTTTCTTATTAATGGGGAACAAACTGTGGTGCCGTTTGTGCAATTACCACAAAAAACAACTGACAAATCCTACATATATAAAGTAGCCAGAAGTAGACTAGATGTGGTTTCTCAAGAGTATTATAGTTCACCATATTTTAGTTGGTTAATTTTACAGGCGAACCCACAATTTGGGGGGTTAGAAAATAATATATTCGATGGGGCGGTATTGATTATTCCTTATCCGCTACTACCTTCCTTACAGGACTATAAAGCATCTTTAGAAAATTATTTTTATTATTATGGCAGGTAATAGACCAGGAGACAATAGTGGAAATATATTAGTGGAATTTGATTACAATAACATTATTGTTGTTGACCCAAACAAAACTATTGATGCATTTGGAAATATTCGTGAAAGATTAGTTGACCATGAAAAGATGGTTATGTTTGCCAACCTTGAAGCAGAACTTTTACCAAGAACTAAATTATCGGTGGGTGGTAGTCCTGAAGATAGAGTTTCAATTCTTTCCATTGCCAAAATTAATTTTTTAAGACCAACTGAACTTACTTCACTTACTACAGGGTATTATGATGAATTAACGGGTAAAAGTACTAGAAATGGATTAGGTGATAATCAGTTAAATGTACAGGATATTGAACCTATAAATGGTAATACCGCATATCAAAAAGTTACGGTTAATAATCCTGGAAATCAATCTACTGATAATGGATTATTAGGGATTACATCAATTAGGGTTACCACTAACACTTCTTTTATCCCAACCGTGAGTATGGAGTTGGAAGATATTCAAGGACGAGCATTATTTCAACTAGGGGATAATTCACCATACGCTGCGTTTTTTAATTTACCTTACCCACCATTTTATTTAACACTTAAAGGTTATTACGGTCAGGCAATAAAATATCAATTAAATTTAAAAACATTTAACGCCAGATTTAATTCTTTTAGTGGAAACTATTCAATTACTTTAGAATTTGTTGGATACAAATTTAACATTTTAAACGAGATATCAATGGGTCACTTATTGGCCGCTCCTCACATGTATAGTACAAGATTTGATATTTCTAAATCTGTAACATCACCTGAAGCGCCAAATAAAAATGTTGAGGCGGGTACAAAACAAACGGGTGCAATATCAAAAGAATCCACCAATAGTACAAACAATATTGTAACTCAAATTGTTAGTGAAAGAGGTTATCAAAAAGTTGTTGAAGTTTATAGTGAATATAAAGCCAAGGGATTGATTGACCCTGATTTTCCTGAATTAACCTTTGCTGAGTTAATTAATAAGTTAGAAACTTTTGAGACAACAATAATAAATTCATATACTAAAATTGATGTACAACCATTAACTAATATTAGGGCTTATAAAGAAACATTAACCAATTATTACAATGTAATTTATGCTAATCAAGATTCTTGGTTTAATACAAACTTAAATACAAGACCAATTGTTTTAAATGATGGGACTTTAGTTTATGCGTTTAAAAAAGAAATATTAGAAGACCAAACAAAAAGACAAAGAGCATTACAAGTATTAAGTGGGGATACAATTGCATTTAATGAATTATTATCCTCAAATCCAACTTTAGGTATAAGTGGAATATCAAAAATTGAAAACCCAATTAATTACAATACATATTTTATTAATGTATCTCTTGACCAAGTTGATTTACCAAAAACAGTTATTGAGCAATCAAATAGGTATACACCAACCGAAAACGATGAAAAATTAGTTAAAGAATATTTGGAGAAAAAAGTATTTGCTCTAAATAAAGAATCCCAAGAAGGAGACAATACTAACCAATCGGTTAATGTTATTACAAATCCATTACTTGTGTTTAAGTCATCATCAACAACTGCTAACAGTACTCCAAGATTTGAGAATTTAATATATCAAATAGAAGCCGAAACCAATAGAAAATTAACTGAATATGAAACTGCGTTAACCGCTGATTTTTCTAGAAAAATTGAAGATACTAAAATAGGTCTTGGTTTTAAACCATCAATTAGAAATATATCTGCCGTTATTATGGCTTCTGCTGAAGCGTTCATTCGATTATTGGATGAAGTACATACAAATGCTTGGAATGTTAAGTATGACCCCGTAAGACAACTTGCGATTTTAGATAATCAATCATCGGCTCCTGGCACAGATACAAGAGGTAATCTTCAAATTTCGCAACAAGCTAAAAATGAAAATCAAGGATTATCCACAAGTCAAGAACCTGTATATCCATGGCCACAATATTTTGTTGAAACTCCTGAAGATAAAAAAGGACGTTTTCAGTTAAAATATATTGCAGACCCTTCTGAAGTTGATATAACAAAAGGTTATCTATATGATAAATGGCCTGAGGTTGAATTTGTTGAAGAGTATATGAGAGGACTAACTCAAAAGTTTAATCCACCCATCGCCCAAGTACCAACAGATAGTCAAGCAACCACAAATATTATAAACATTAATGCTATTGAATATCCTTCAAATGGTATTGCATACCTTAATAAAGAGGAAATTAAGTTTTTTTATGAAATATGGGAAAGACAATTTTTAACTTCAAACTATTCTGGATATATTAGAGCAAATGGTAATCAATTAAATCAATTGACGGACTTAGTTCTTAGTTCTGAAACAAATAATATCATAAGTAGTTTAGGTGTTAGTTCACCATTTTTAACTTTAAAGTTAAAAAATTATGATATAACAGCTGAAAACTATGTCCAATTTTTAGAAAACATATCTAACCAAGGAACTGGTAGGTCGTATCAAGAATTTATTAGAGATTTTTATGTTACACCATATATTAGAAATTTAACTGAAAATTCGTTTAATATTCTTACCACAAATCAATTAGGTAAAGAACCACAAAATAATGCCAAATCTGAAGCTCTATTACAGTTAGTTAGTGCGTCTAATAATGCACCATTAATTCTTGATACTTATCCGTTTACAAACCCAAATTGGGTGAGTGGTAATATGAGTCTTAGTAATCGAGCTCAAGGGGATTCAGTTTATAATACAAATCAAACTTTAACTGTTTTTAAACCAAGAAATGTAATTTCAAACTTTACAAGTGTTTATGATTACACAACTAATAGACCTGTTACTAATTTTTCATATTTAAATGTTACCAATCCAATTACTGAGATTAGTGCGACAAATCTAACGACATTCTTAAATACAAGAAAAAATCCTGATAAATTTATACCAACAGAAGGATACGTTAACCATTTTAGACCTGTTACTAACTTAACTACAGAAACAACAACAACAATGTTAAACACACCATACATGGTTAATGCGATTCAAAATGGTGTTTATAATTGGAGAAAAAACGATAAGTATCCTTATGTTCAGGCTGCGTATCTTTTCATAAATTCATTACCATTGGCGTCTTTAAGAGAAAGATACAAGACATATGGTTCACCAAATGATTTAGATTATATCGCGTCTTGTTTTAAAAAGTTTGGTGCAATTCATAAAATGCCGTACGCTTGGGTATTAAAGATGGGTTCTTTATGGTACCGATATAAAACATACAAAACAACAGGCATTGATTTCCTTGATTCTGCTTGGAATAACTTTGATTATAAAGTTAACTTTGACCCCGTAACGAGCGCTGATACCAAAACATACACATTTCAATTTGATGGGGTTAAGAACATAAAACTACAAAATGTCTCAATCGTTACTAATTCAAAAATACAAACCGGATTTTATCCAAAAGTTATTAATGATTTTAACGTTTTTTATAATGGATATGATTTATATACGGGATATACTGACACAGAAATACAGACAAGTATTAATGGAGGTATGAAAGTATATAATTTTACGGATTCTAACATTTACCCAAATGGTTTTAGTGGTACATCAATTCAAACATGGTCGGTAATTTTACCTGATAATTTAATTGATTTTGTTGCGTCATCAGGAACTTGTTCTCCAAATCAAAATACAACAGGGGTTAATTATTTTATTGTCCCTTCATTCGGTTCTTCAGTAAATCAAGTTAATGTTGAATGTTTACAAAATAACAATCAAATTGTACCAATATTAAATAACCCATCTGTTTATAATGGTTCTGTTAGATTATTATGGTCAGCACCAAATTATGGTTATTTTGATAATAATCAAATAGTTAAACCACAACCCGACTCTTATGTTAATCAAATTTTAACTGGTAATACAAAACAAGCGCCGTTTAAATTATTATTGGAAAATAACTATTCTAATATTGAAGAAGTATTTTCAGTATTTGATAAAAGTATTTTAGATAAATTTGAACAAGAGTTTTTAAATTTTTCTAAACCAATATCTGACATAGATTTAGGACCTCAAGTTGTTATTCCCGTTAATCAATCTCCTGTAGATAATAGTGCAACGTTTAAAAACTTCCAATATTTGTTTAAAAGTTTGATGTCTGTTAATGCTAATGCGAATTTAACAAATTCGGAGTATTTTAATACTCTTGGAGATAAACAACTGGTTACATTTTCAAACACAATTAAATCATTCATGGAATATGATGTGGTTTTAAAATATGGTAACCCCGCAAATTATAAAAGAAGAGTCGTTGATTCGTTCCTCGCGTCTAATGGGGGAAACAATCCGATTGTAGACCCAATTCAATTTGGTACGTACATTAATAATACATTGCCATCTGTTAATGGTGCGATTACTTTAGCTCAATCAAAGGCTGCATATTCTCAAGCTTGGTTAGCGTTAGAAACCGAAGTAGGATTTTCAACTATTACCAATTTAATATACACTGACCAAGGTTCATATATTACGGATTTCTTTATTGACAATAATATTGAATTTTCAGTTAATAATGTTGTGTTATGTTCGCAACTTATTAAACAATACGCCACTCAAAAATTAAATGTGCCAACAATTAATAGTTTGCAATTTAAAACAAACATCAACACTTATTTAGGTGGGACCGATGCCTTACAAAATATTTTCTTGAATCAAATATTAACAAAAGTAAGGGCCGATTTACCTAATCAACAAGAGTTACCTGAAAGAAAAATACAGAGTGTTATTGATGGACAACAAAGTAAGGTTGAAAATTACGAAGTGTTTAAAGCCTTAAATGATAAATGGATTTCTGGTGGTGATTTTACAAACAAGACATTATTTGAAGACTTTTTATTCTTAGATAGAGCATCGAGAAATATTGGAGACGTTCTTCTTATTGATGTGTTTGATTTAAAAAATACTTTAAAGGCTAGTTCCATTAATATGGAAATGAGTGTGTTCACATTTCTTAGTGGAATATTAATTAAAAACAAATTTAATGTAATGCCATTACCTGCGTATGTTAACTTTTATAACGTACAAGATGCGGATGGAACTACAATATCACAAAGCGCTGAAGGGTCTTTACAGTTTGCAGATAATATGTGGGGAACGTTTTTGGATGTGGACTACAGAAAATCAGGACCAAAAATGATTTGTTTTTATGCTGGTTTACCATCAACCTATTTAGATTTACCAAAGGGAAATTCTCGATATAGAAATGATGCCTTTGATTTAAGACGAGCATCGGAAAATCCATTAATTGAAAATCAAGTTGGAAAAAAAGATTGGGCGTTATCTAATAAATGTGTTGGGTTTAATGTTGATATTGGAACAAGAAATCAGAATGTATTCTACTCGTTTAGTGTTTCTATGGATAGTGGTAAAGCGACTTCAGAAACAATTCAAACACAATTAAACATGGTAAACCAATATAATGGTAAAAATGTTGCAACCCAAAACGTTGGTTTATATAATTTATACAAACAAAGAAGTTATAAATGTGATGTGGTTTGTTTAGGAAATGCGTTATTACAACCTACAATGTATTTTAATCTTAGACATGTTCCAATGTTTAATGGTCCTTACTTAATTACTGAAGTTAATCATACGATAACTGCTGGTGAATTCCAAACTAATTTTTCTGGTGTTAGACAAGGAATTTATGATTTACCGTCAATTGATAATTTCTTACAAAGTGTTAATCAAAATCTTTTAACTCAGATTGAAACTGTAATTCTTGCCAATAAAGATAATATTACGGATAAACCAATCACCAATATTAATAAAACTGCACAATTGACTCAATTGGGTGATAATGTTGGCGCGGCAACAAATACATGTACAAACAACTTAAATACCAATTATAGTACTTGGGGGGATTTTGTTGAATCTGTTACAATAGGTTTAACACCTACACAACTTGCCGACGCTATTAAAGCTAAAACAACTAGTACTGAGATACAAACTAGTATCTACTTGTTATGTTATGTTCTAACATTTAATAAAAATAAATTTGAAGGGTATAATAATAATTTTGCGTCAGTCGCTTTAAATACTTATTGGGGTGCAAGTACACAATATTTTATACAAAAACAAGCATCGTGTGTTAAACTTCCAAACTCATTGGGGGCTCCAACATCACAACCTATTGCCAATTTTGAAAACCTTGACAAATTCTTAGATTTTATGGTTGCAAGATTAACACCAAATATTCGAAGAATATATTTTGGTGAAAACGGTAATGCTCCATTAGGATTAGCCAAATACTACGTATGTTATTGGAAACCACCAAGTGATGGAATTCCAAATATTAGTGAAGCTTATTATGATGAGAACTTTGATTCATTTAAAGTATTGTTTGATACTTTAGATAAAGGTTATAAGTCCGCGGCATTGGTTGGATTAGATTTTGAATCTGCTAGAAATGCTGCTAAGAGTCAAGCTCAACAAATTGCTGACGGAGTAATGGGAGCAACCAATAATCTTAACACAACAAAACTTCCACCTCCAACATGTCTTCCACCGACAATTGTATCGTTCTCACCATTAACAGGTGTTACAAATACAATATTGAATATAACAGGAACTCATTTAGAAAGCGTAACTGCGGTGACAATAAATAACGTTAAAACCACAACAGGAATAACTATTAATAGTAGTGTTAATATTGTTGTGTTGGTACCATTTAGTAATACAACAGTACCACAAAATAATACAATCGTTGTTAGTGGACCATATGGTAGTGGTGCAAGCTCAACAACATTTACTTATAATCCTTCACAAACAACTGCGGCACCACCAATAACAATTCCTGGTGCACCACCTAATGTTAATACTCAACCACAACAAACGGGACCAATTGTTTTGACAGGAAAAACAACAAGTAATCTTAATGGAAGTAATGAAACACTTACTGTTGGTATAAATCCTGCGGCGGGTAATTGGGAAATTCTTTCAGAGTTTAACAGTTGGCAATATAAAATTGTCAAACGTGTTTTAGGACCAAATAATATTGTTGTTGAAGAAGTGTTAGATGAAGGAACTGTTGAGCAAGAATTCCGAGTAAATGTGAGTGCTAATAAACAAAGATTCTTCTTGACTGATTTTGGTTTGATAGAAGGAATAAAGGCAAATACTGGTTTGACGGATAAACAGATTGCAAGTGCGTCTGTTATTTATAACAAATTTGAGTTTGTTGCTTCGTCACCTGACAAATTTGTTAAATGGAAAACAACTAGAAATCCTGACGATGTGATTGACGACGTATATCAATCATTTACAATGCTATTGAAATTCCGTTAATTTATTAACCTAATCGTATATTTATATAAAAACATAATTATGGATATTAAATCAGCATTAGACAACTATCTTGGTAAATCTACAAGAATTTCCCAAGAAGATAACGGTGACGGAACTAAACAAGTTTGCGACTTAGATACAGGTGATTGTTATACTGTAAGAGAAAGAGACGGTCTTATTGAAAGAGCTGGACACCAAACAACCGCTAATAGAAGAGTTAGGGTTGAAACATCTAACGGTATTAAACAATTATTAAATGGTTAACAACATGGGCATAGATAAAAAAATATTAAGTGAAATTCGAAGATACAATAGTATCAACAAATATGTAATGGAACAGGCGGCAGAACCTGCACCTGATGACTTAGGAGCTTTGGCACCTGAAGCGGGGGCAACACCTCCACCACCACCTGCAGATGCGGGAGCAGTTCCACCACCACCACCAACAGGAGAAGCAACACCAATTGATGTTGATGCTGACCCCGATGTTGAAAAAATTGATGATGATGGAAAATCTGATGAAGATACAGACAACAAAAGTAGTGAAAGTGAAGAACTTGATATTACTGACTTGGTTACCACTCAAAAAGATACTCAATCAAAACAAGACGAATACTTTGAAAACTTATTTGGGCAATTAGGTAAATTGGAATCAAGATTAGGTGAGATGGATGCAATCATGAACAAGTTAAATGCTCTTGAAAAC